TCAACAGACATGGAGTCACCTTTTACTAAGGCCCGACTCCATTCGGTGGATTAAATTAATTACCGGGTACGGTTACACTGTTTCAGTAATGTTTTTCATGAAGCGGTCAAAATGCGGATCACGTGCAGGCGCTGGCACGGGAGGTGGTGATTTGCGCGGGGGGGCGTCCCAACCATCGCCTTCGCGGCCTTGAAGCCTTTCATTCAAATATTCGATAATCGTGACTGGCTGATAACCGGTACGGGTAGTACCTAAAAATGTAAAGTCCGCCGACTTAAGCACCAGCCGGAAACCACCGCTGCGAACGGGCTTTAATTCGAAACCTTGAGATTGCGCCAAAGCCCGCGCCTTGGGTTCAAGTGCTTTCTGTTTAGCGGCATACGCAATGCAAAAATTAAGGGCTTGCTGTGTCGTCAATTCATACTGGTAACCGGCCACGACTTTCCTAGTTAACCTTTCCCGTATCTGGTAACCGTTCGCGTCTTTGGGGGTGGGTTCACCGCGAATCATCCAAGTCTGAAGCGCGATCAGGCCAGCAGATTCTTCTGCGTGAATAAGGGCTAACAAAACCGGGTCTTTCTTTACCGATGCCATGATCAACTCCATTTGAAGGGTTACCCTTGGAGCCGACCAACGCGAACGGACGAAAAAAAAGAGTCCGCTCTAGCCAATTAAGGTTAGTTGGTCGGACTCCATTCCGGGGGGCACTACACGCACCACCTGTTTAATGGCGCGTACTGTTTACTACTGGCTCATTCTAGCTCGTTCTTAATTCCCGTGCAGAGTTTCAAGCGGGAAGTGCGAACGGACCAACTACCAGCGCATCTAAATAATCAGACCATTGCTGCATTAACTCCACCCGCTGGCCGTAATACGTGGCTTTGTTATAGCTGGCTTCGACTTTGTTCTTTTTGCCATGCGCTAACACCGCTTCCACGTACCGGGGTTCAATATCCGCTTCATTAGCCAGAGTGCTGAAAGTGCTACGGAAGCCGTGCGGGGTAAATGCCTTGTCAGTCAGTCTATAAACGGCTTCGCGGGCGCTGGTGATCGGCATGGGCCGAAGAGGGTCATTCTCGTTCTTAAACAGCAGGCCGGTTTTGCCGCTGACGTGCTGCAACTCTCGGAGCAGCGCCAGCACCTGACGACCAAGCGGCACGACATGCAGGCGTTTCATTTTCATGCGACTGGCAGGGATGGTCCAGCGCGCGCCAGCGAAATCGAATTCCGACCAATCGGCGCACCGCAACTCAGACGACCGCACGCACGTGTGACACAAAAGCAACAGCATCAACCGTACGCGACGGTCACCGTGGTGGCCGTGATAGTCCTGTATGGCCTGCAAGAGCGTGCGCAGTTCGGACGGGCCGAGCGCGGGGCTGTTGACCGTTTCAACCGTACCAGCAGCAGTTTTGGTTTTCATGCCCGCTATAGGGTTTACCTCTATCTCACCGCCGTCTGCTGCATGTTCGAACGCCGCATTCAGCCATTGCTTGATCAGCCGCGCCACGCTGGGGGCACCAGCAGCGATAGCCACAATGGCGTCTTTTATTTCCTTGCGGGTGACCTGTGCCATTGGGCGCGCACCCAGCGGCGTGGATGGTCCGCAGTGCCGGGTTAGAACGGTTTCGACCTGTGCTGCGTAGGACGGCACCCAGCCACCGCGATTTGCCTTGAACCAGCTTTCCGCCGTAGTCCAGACCGTGGCCGCTTTCGTTGCCTGCACGGCCTGCTGCTTGTTCGCTGCCTTGACCGTACCGTGCTGGGGTGGGTGCTGGCCGTGCTCGACGTACTCAGACCATGCCTTAGCCCGCGCGGCGTCTGCCTGTTTGAACGACATGGCAGGGTAGATGCCTAGCTTGACCTCATATTGACCGTCCGCGCCCTTGGCAGGATCGAACAGCCGGTAAGCCCAGCGCCACGTACGAACGCCTTTCAGGCTGGTGTACAGGTACATCCGGTTGCCGACCGCCAGCTTGGAGCCGGGTGGCTGGCTTTCGATATCGGTTTTCTTGGGGCCGTTATCGGCCTTGGGCTGTTTCTTTACAGGCTGAGGTACGGGAAAGGCTAATGTAAGAGAGGTGGCGGGCATGACTCACTCCGTTGGGTCGGTGGAAGGTGGAAAATTCCACCAGAATTCCACCAAATTTTAGCCCAGAACGAGACAGAACGAATCAGTGATAAAGCCGCAAAGCCTTGAACAGCAAGGGTTTCACTACATAACGCTACAGAACGAAACAGCTTCCTCGATCATTCAGCGTAATGGACATTAATCCCTCAGAAGCCTTGTGGAATAGGGGTTTCGTTGCTTTTGGGTACGTGGCAGAGTGAAAATTCCACCAGAAAACCACCAACAGGGTACGAAACCACCAGCCAGCAGGGATTTTACAGGGCTGTTGGTGGAATATTCTCACCAGCAAACCCGGCATACCGCTGCATTTCGGGCCGAATCGGCCATTTTAGCACCGGTCTGCCCGATGGACGGCCAGACGTACGCGTGCAATCAATTGCGTGGCTGAGACGGTCACCGGACCCAGCAGATACCCACCGACCACTATATGTCAGAAAAATGTTCAAACTCTAAAACATATGTCTGCGCTTATGAAGGTCAAAAAAGGTCATTTTATGCGTTTTTTAATGCAAGTGCGTTTTTTCACTCATTTTGCATTAACCACCAGAAGCAGTAATCTAATCCCGTAGACATTGATTCAGGAGAGTGTCGTGGAAGACGGGACGTATATCACTAAGTCGAATTGCAACTTCCTTATCACCCGCCCGTTAAAGGAAGCGGTGAGGGACTATTGCGAGTACACCGGTGAAACCATGTCCACGGTCATGCGACTGGCTCTCACCGAATTTCTGACGAAGCACAAGGAAGTCCCTACTCTTGGAGAACCGAAATGAAGAAGTTGACGCGTGCGCAGCAGGCTGAAATCACGAATGCAGCAAACCTGAAATACTTTCAGGAGCATGGATTCCATGAAGACAATACTGCCCAGTCGCTTTACGACATGGTGGATTGTATTAAGGATCGAATGACATCGGGGAGAATGAAGTTCTCCAAGATAAACCCAACGCCTGCCACAGTGGAAATACTTGACGCTATGGAGCGAGCGCTTCACGAACTGGATGCACTTCAACAGAAGTACTTCCCGGAACCTGAAGAAGAAGCGGCTTAAACCAGAGCGCCCGAACCTTGGGCGCTGCGCAATTGATTGCGTGGAGGACGAGATGAACGGACTTAAGAAAACGCTTCTGGCGTTCGTGCTGACCATTGCAGCGGAAACGCTCGCACTATGGATTGTGTTGGCACTGTCGGACGGATTCAACCCGGTAGCCATGATGTTATCCGCCATTGCTGTGCTGTTGTTTATCGGAATTGTGGCTGTGATTTATGTCGGTCTGCCGAAATTGCAGCGTACGTGAGAGTTTTGAGAGTAGTTGTGGAGTTGTGGAGTTGTGCTTTTGCCTTGCGAGAATTAGCCCCCGAAGTATGGGGGCATTTTTTCACCCGCGAATATTGAGATAGACGGATAATCGCTTCACCGGTTGGCTACTGGTGCGTAACACGTGGGCAATACCGAACCTCAGACTAGATCGTTTTTGAAGGGTGTCAGTGGTGCAGTTCCGTTCCACGTGCGGAATTACATCATGGTCCTAGCCCGACCCGCCCGCCAAAAGCGCTTTAGCTGAGGTTTTTTGTTTTCTAGCGGTAATGAAGTTGAAGCACCAAAAGAAAAACGCCGCGTGATCCCGGTAAGGACGCAGCGGCGTATAAAAATACTCATTGGTGGACGTAGTATATATCACCAATGCACAGACGGTAAGTTTTTAATAACTCTCTCATTGGTGACCGTCATGAGTAACGAATCTGTACAAGCGCACCTCGCCATTACCGCGCAATCAATTGCACAAACGGGCAAGCCGGTAATCCGCCCGAAGTCCGAATACACCGAATTTTTCTCTCAATATTGCCGCGCCGGGTATGGTGTGGCGAAAGTGTTTTCGTATCTCGTATTACGCAATCAGCGGAATAAACCCGGTGATAACCCGGCACGTCTCGAAGTACAGCGTGAAGGCGGGCGCTGGGGTACGCGTGGTTACTGGTGGCTTGATACGCTTAAGGAAATGGCTGACGTGTGCCAGATATCCATTAAGCAGGTTCGCACTGCACTGGATATTCTCGAACGACTCAACCAGATTGAAGCGCGGCAAGGACGCCATTCGATTAACGGCGTGGTGTCCAAGTACAGGGGTAAGACCGTGCTCCATATTCGCCTGATTGTTTGCGAACGGGGTAATGGGATTGACTGCTGGCCGACAGTAGAGCAAATGAGAATCGTTCTTGAGTGCCCTAAAGGGCATCCTATCAAGTGCCCACAAGGGCATTCATTATTACCAGATGCTAAAGAAGTTTTAGATACTAAAGAAGGAAATATAAAAGACGCGGGGGCAGGGAACACCCCCGCCAGCACCACCCCTGAAACCATCCAGCAATCAGGGAAAGGCATAACCCCGAAGACCGAACAAGCCTCAGAACCCTTCCTGAAAATCTGCCTGAGTCGGAAACTGGAATTCATCAAACTAGATGACAACGGGGAGAACACCCCCTGTGTGCTGGCTGAATTGACCCCGGAAGACCTGAACACCGCCCAGCGCCTTGAACATGAGTTGACCAAGGCCGGGTTAGACCCGCTGGATTTCGTGGGCTGGTTGACTCCACAGCGCTTTAAGCACATTGCGTTAATCAATCTCGACAACGCCATGAATTGGGGCCTGTTTGTCGTCATGAGCCATCGGGAAATGTTTTTCGACAAGTACCGGGCTTACCTTGCCGAGCGCTCGAAGTACACCAGCGCTCAGCAGCTTGTATTGAACGCCATGGCCCCGCAGGCGATGAAACTATCGATTCCGCTATATGAGGAGAATCCCGGATTGGTGGCCGCGATGTTCGGACATGCGGACTACTGGCGCGAACAGCAGATAGACGGCCTGCTGGGTGGCAAGACGCTGGCGCAATACCTCGCTGGCTGGCAATGGATCACGCCCGCCATGATGGAATGGCTCGACAACGAAGCGGTGAGGGAGCGCGTGGAAGACCTGTTGACCGTCCACGATGCCGCAGCGGCTTGACCATAATTCGCTGGCGGGCATGGTGAAGGGTGGTTGGTACGGTTGTAGGGTAAGCAGTACGAACGGCTTGTAGAGGCGCAAATTTGGGTAGGTCGGTTCACGCAATCAATTGCGGAAAGCTAGACAGTTTGACTATCTGCTTAGCAGTGCGATAGATAGTGCTTTGTGAAAGCTGGCTCAAAAATGATAATGGTAGTAACAGGTGTTACACACAAGGGATTGCCAGCCATGAGCGAGTCGCACGCACCACGCAGACAGACACCTGATTCAGTTCTTAAAGGGATTCTGTTGGCGGTGGCAAGTGGCATGGCACTTGATACAGCGTGCGTCAACGCCGGTATCAACCGCAAGACCTTTTACGCTTACATGCACGACGATCAGCAGTTAGTTAACGATTACGCAGAGGCAACACGCCAGCAGGTACACAGCAGATTTTCACGAGATTAAGGAGCCGAAAATGGCTATCGTTGGAGGTTATTACGTTGATACCACCGCAAGTGCAAACCACCCGGCACTTGCCCGCGCACCGTACAGCGTCGATAACGAAATTGCATCACACGTTGCGCGTGCTGACAGCGCCGATGGTCTGAAAATGACAACCACGATGGACGAGAGCAATCGGCCAATCAGAACGTTTAAGCTTGTGCCGGGTGCGACCAAGGCCAGCACGTGGATGCGCCCGTTTATGGGCGATGCTCACGAGATGTTGCGCCTCTGTTCGACGCCGCAAACACCCCAGCAAAATGCAGCGTGGGAAGCCCGCCGCGTGAGTGCCGCCGATTTGAAATCGGGTAATTTCCAACTTCCTGAGTTTTAAGGCCATGACAAACCTATCTGAAATCGTGGCCTTTGAGGCCGTTGCCGCCGAATACTCGACACCAGTACAGGCCGCTGGCTTAAACGTGGGATTAATCGACGTTTGCCGGGATAACGCCGGTACGCCCGCCGAATTTCGCCGTGCGCTGACGCGCCAATTGCAAGCTACCTTGCCACGCACGGCATTGCGCAGCGTTCGCGCCGATGGCAGTAGCTTGTCAGATGATCGTTTTTTTATACATGAGCGACAGGTGCAGGCCGCTGTTATCGAAGCCGCGCACCAATCGCCGGAATTGCGAGCAGTGACTGTGCGTGACCGAGCAGGGCGTGACATAACGGAATATTTTGGCGAGAAACGTAGTTGGATGGCCGCGTACACCAAGGCACCCCAATTGATGAAATCAATCGACGGTGCACCGGTAAAACTGCCGGTGATTATGTGAGTTGATCATGCTCAAACCCCTCATGAAAAAATGCGCAACGTGTTTGGTGGATAAACCGTTGCCTGCATTTGGCCGGAGCAGTAGCCATGCCGATGGCCTTCAGCCCCAGTGCAAGAGTTGTCGGTCTGAATTTGCAGCAGCGTACTACCAGCGCCACAGAGACGAGATTTTGAAGAAGGCCCGTGCCAAGAATGCCGCTAAACAGGGAGTTGACCATGGCGACCGCTCGTAAGAATCTCTGGCCTACGCCGATGCCACAAAAACCGGTAAAGGGTAGGCAACAGGATTTTCTTGCGTGGAAGCGCGAACAGCGCACGGCATTGGATGCGTTTAAGAAAAAATGCGGAGGTTGATCGTGATCGATATCCCTAAATTGACGGCGTTACTGGCCTGCGCGACTGACATTAAGACCGTGCGAATTCCTGAAGTACGTGCACAGCACGGCACTGGTGAGCAAGTCGAATTAGCAGTGGCCGATATGCTGATAGCCTGCGCCGATTGTCTGGACCGGGCAGTAAAAATTCTTGCAGAAGACGGACAGCACGCGGGAACGGTTGAGTACATATCTACCCTTATCAGATGCGTGTTGTCGGAAATTGAAGACTGTCATGCCGAGGCTGAAGGCTGGCGCATAGCAACTGCGATGGTAGAAGCCGCGAAGGCAGTAAAGCATTGATGCTCGTGCGCAATCAATTGCGCAGAACAGGAGTACGACATGGCTGGTGAAGGCGCAACTCCAATTATCAAAATACCCGTGGACGCAGCCGAATGGGATGCGTTTTTGGGCAGCTATCACAACTATTTGGACCTCCTTGAAAAAAACGGAGATGCTTGGGCTGGCACGAACAAAGGAATCCGCCAGACCAAGACGGCTTTCGATGACGTGGAAAGCACGTTCTCTGACTTAGTGGGTAAGGCGACTGATTCGAAATTCAGCAGCCCCACAAACGGCGTGTTCGCCCGCATCGATAAGACCTCAAAGGAAACGGCAAAATCATGGCAGAACATCGCCAAGGAAATCGAAAAAGCAAGTCGTGGCCTGACTGGTATCGCTCGTAACGGCGGTATGTCCGTGTTTGGGCTGTTCGGTACTGCCGGTGCACTGGCCGGTGGTCTCTACGGCGCAACGGCGGGCGCTGCGAACAGCGTGGCCGGTGACTTTAAAAGCAGTCGCCAGCTTGGGCTTGAGCTTGGCAAGGAAAAAGAATTCGGCATTGCCGGTCTGCCCTATGGCCTTGGCCGTGACGCACTTGAAGAAGCCGCCAATGCAAAGCAGGACGTGACTTTGCAGCAGTCATTCCGCAACGCCGGGGTAACCGACTTCAATCAGGATGCGGCAGAACTGGCGTGGCAGAAGGCCCGTGGCGAGGCCCAGATGTACAGCCAGTGGCAAAAGACTAGCCCGCAATTTGCGCAGAATCAGGCGCAGGCATTCTTCCCCGGTGAGAACCCCGACCAGCTTCGCTTGCTGGCTGATGCGCTGGACAAAGGCGACCTTGATAAAGCCAAGCAGCAGTATGAAGACAACTGGCAGAAGGTAGGTTACAGCCAGCAGCAAGGCGAGGACGCCACGAAGTTTAAGCAGGATCAAGCCCAAAAATGGGCCGATATCGAAACCGCGTGGAACAAAGACATTCTGTTGCTGGCCCCTCACCTGGACAAGTGGAGCACCGCAGCCGAGCATCTGGTAACTGGCTTTCTCGACAACAGCGCCAAGACCATTAAAGACCTTGCCGACGCTGGCGACCATCCATACCCGCCCGGTACTGAGCCGCCGCCAGCAGCACAGGATGACTACGCTGCGCGTATCACGCGCGGGCACGTTATCGTGGGTCAGTGGTTGCAAGACCACGGCATGACCAACCCATTCGACAACCCTAGTACAGCGGCAGGGCAACCGGGCTTTACTTTAGACCCCGGCAAGGCCGCGCACATGGCATCGCTGGAAAGCATCTGGGGCATGCCGAAGGGGCTAATGCAAGCCGATGAGAACATCGAGTCGTCAGGTGGCACGAACAACATCAACCCGAATAACCCCAATGTGCTGGGTGCATTCCAGTTCGATCAACCAACCGCCGATCAGTACGGTGTGGACAGGCACGACGAATATTCGAGTGAGGTAGGCGCAGCGCGCTATCTGGCTGACCTGAAAAAGAAATATGGCGATTGGAGTAAAGCCCTTGCCGCGTTCGATGGATTCGGTGGACTCGACAAGGACATTGCTAAGTACGGCGATGCGTGGCAAGCCCATATCAACGAATTCCAGAAAAGCGGCGAGACCTCGAAGTACCTGAAGAGATTTGCTGACCAAGGTATCGACCTTACCGGAAAGACACCTTTCGATGACAGTAAAGCTTTGAAGGCCGCGAAGGATGTCGATCAGTTAAATGATCCACGCATCGTGCCGATGGATTCGGTAGACGCGCAGGCGCTGAATGCCCAGCAAAAAACGATGGTTCAGACCGATAGGGACTACGTATCAGAATCGATTATGGATCGGATGAGACGCGCAAGTGGCATGGTCAGCGACTTCTTTAGTGAGGGAGGTGGAGCGCAGTTCGCGCAACCTGCTGCACCCGCACGCGCCACCGCCAACCCGCAGCAATTCAACATTCAGATGCAAGTCAGTGCGCCAGCAGGCAGCGACGTGCAGGTAACGGGGGCGCAACTGGCGCAATGACCTATGAGGTACTACCAGATTACCCTTGTTAATCCGACCACTAGCCAAGTGCTAGTGCCGAACCCCAATGCCAACGGCACGGCGTTCGTGTTGTCGAACGACCAAAATGCCAGTACGTGGAGCAGTTTGAATGCAGGCATGCACGTGTATCAACAGGGATCGGCTAACCCCGCCGCGCAGCGCGTAGAACTGGATATCACGAGTACGCCCCTGCACTCACCAGATGCCCACGCTAAGCCGTTCGTGCGAATCAGCGGAGTGCCGCTATCGATGGTGGCACAGGCCGCTGATTTGAACGGTATGTTCATCAGCATCAGCGGTGGCATGTCCAAGGGCTTGCCGCTGGCGAATCCGCAGCAGGTTGGATTGTTGGCAGCGGGGCAGGTATTGCAGGCGGTGGGCGAGTGGGTAGGCACTGACATGAGCTTAGCGCTCTACCTTGCGTCAGGTGGTGCTAGTGCCGATTACAGCAACGCCAGCGGCAGTGCCAGCGCCATGCAACCGGTCACCAGCACCACGCCTGCCAACTTGATATTTCAGTGGAAACAAGGCCAGTCCATGAGCACGGCCATTGCCAATTGCCTGACGACAGCCTTTCCTCAACTGAGTATCCAGATGAGCATCAGCAACGCGCTGGTGTGGGCAAGCGCCGTACCCAAAATAGCGTATTTCCAAAACCTGCAACAGTTCGCGCAGTTCATCAACGAAACGAGTAAAAGCGTACTTGCGGGGCCGAATCCTGCCATTACCATTTACGCACAGTCCACTAACCCGGCCTATCAGGGAGTGACCATTCTGCTGCAAGGTGGCACGCTGGTTATCAGCGACTTCACAACCCAGACCAACCCTAAAATAATTGATTTTCAAGACCTAGCCGGGCAACCTAGTTGGAGTGCGCCGGGTAAGGTGCAGCTAGTGACGGTCCTGAGAGGCGATATCACCATGGGTGATTTTGTGCAGTTACCGCCAAGCCTTGGAACCACCAGCAACTTTGGTACTTCCAATGGTGGAGTCAGTCCGTTTGTCATCGGGAACGCCAGCAATAGCCCATACAAGGGGAACAGCGCGTTTCAGGGCACGGCGCTGGTAACTAAGGTCAGGCATTTGGGAGATAGTCGCAATGCCAGTGGTATGGCATGGGTAAGCACGTATGAAATGGCATTCGCGCAACCAACCACTAGCCCGTTGCTGAGTAGCATTCCGTTCGTGTACAAGAGTACGTCAGGTAGCCCTTATGGCTTCATCAGCGGGAGCCAGTCATGACCGTTGCCTACTTACGCACGCCCTTGGTATCGACGTTGCCGGTAGGCGTGCGCACGCAGATTGGTGACGCGCTGCAATTGATGGGCAAGGCACTACCATGTCATGTGATTAGCGCAGCAGGCCCGCTTATCACGGTTGCATTCGACCTCGCACCTAGCGTGTGGACGTTGCCGCAAATTACCGTCCCGTTGTTCGGTCCTGAGTACGTGCGTTACCCGATTCAACCGAAGGACAAGGGCTATGTGATTCCGGTGGAGTGCCCAGTGGGATTCAGCAGCGGACAGGCCAGCAGTCCGCCCGACCTGAGCCAGCCGGGTAATCTCGAAGCACTGTATTTTCAGCCGATTGGCAACGCTAAGTGGCAGGAAGTAGATGGACAATCGGTAGTCATCTACGGACCCAACGGGGTGACCATCAGAGACACCAACAGCGGGGCCGTGATTGTCCTGCATCCCGACGAGATAACGATCACCATCGGCGCGTGCGTGACGACCATTAACGGCACCACCATCAGCATGGTTGCCCCGACCTCGATCACGCTGCAAGCGCCGAGTATCGTACTCGACGGCCAGCTTACGCAAGGCACTGAGAGCGGTGGTTATCCGGCCACCCTGCAAGGCCCGGTTACTGTGGTACATGAAGTGACAGCCAACGGCATTCCCGTCAGCACTCACTTGCACAGCGACGCTGGCGGCAGTGGTGATTCTGGACCCCCGGTTGCATAGTTTTTTAGCCCGATTTTTCAGCACTACTAAAGGAGCAATGTCATGAGCGACAACAGCAGCGGTAGAGACAGCACGAACAGCGGTTCCGATTCATCGAAGCACCACGGCAAGGGCACCGCGCATGCGCAATTTAAAGACACGCCCGCACCCACACGTGCAGTAGCACCGACAGCGCAGGTAGTGCGAGACCTTGCACCCGTGCCCGTGTCCGGTAGTGCAGTCAAGTAAGAAGGAACCATCATGGCTACGCCCAATTTTACGTATTTCGCCAGTGCAGGCAGCTTGCTGCTAAAGACCGGTGCGGGTAATGCGCGCGCTACTTCACCGGGCGTACCCGGAGTGGTCGGGAACGTCACGCTGTATGACGGACTAGACGCTACAGGCAAGGTGATTGGCGACCTTGCCGCCAATGTCGGGCGTGACCTTGATTTTTCCTGCCAGTTCGATACCGGGTTGTATGTGGTGGCGACCGGCAACCCGAACACAACCATTTCGTTTTACTAAAGGAGTGGGGAAGTGCGTAAAGAATCCATTCTTAGCATCGCTACAGCGGCACGCCGTAGCGGTTCAATCACGGTGGTGGTGGGCGTAGCAAATGATCGGATTGACTGCGAATACCGGACAATCACCGATGACTTTAGATGGTGGTTTAACGGCTTTCCGGCACCGTGCCACAAAATCAGTTTTTTGCTGGATACCGCACAAGGAGAACGATCATGACAGACCTACTTTTTAGCATAGACCGCACCATCGAAAAACTGATTGCTATTGCCAAGCGAGAAAACACGGCCTGTGTGGCTGTTTTTCCGATACTGGCAGAAGTGGATTTTGTGAAGGGCGAACCGAAATGGTATCTCGACGGTGACCCTGCCACCGAAGCCCAGGTACGCACCGCATGGGCAGCGGCACGAGCCGCACGCGCAGTGCCTGCATATGAACGGCAAGCACGCGCGCAATCAATTGCGCAGGCACGATCATGAACGGCGAAACGGAAGTGAAGTTTCTGGGGCGTGACAAGTCACGTGCGGATCACCTCGCCAATGTGCAGGGAACGGTTATCGGTGCGCATAAGTTGGTGGAACGAGCACGAACAGGCGACCCAGCAGAAGCCATAGCGAATATTTCATGCGCGGCCTTCTGGCTTAAGTTGGCAGCGAAAGAGCTAGATGAATTGCTGACACCGAAGGCTGTAACCGAATAGCAGTACCGAAGACTAAACCAACGGCATGGAGGCCGCTATGATTAATGGGGTGAGCCGTGTCTGTGAAATTGAATGGAAAGACCCTTGGTGTGCAGCAGCAGGCAGCAGAAGCGCCAGCCAAGGTTAAGAAGTCGCGCAAGCGAATCACGAACAAGGGTTATCCGCCAGAGGTGTACGCCCGGTTGTTCGAATACGTGGCGGCAGGTGAGGATTTAACGACAGCCTGCAAGCACCAGCACATGCCCACGCCGTGGACGGTCAGGCGTCGCATGTTGGTTGATGACCAACTAGCCGATCAATTCAAGACCGCGCAGGCAATCCGTTTGCATGGCCTTGCCGATACGCTGGTGGGCTTGCCAGACGAAGCCCTTGCAGGTTATGCCAAGGTTAGCCCCGCAGACCGTCTGACCGCCGCTAAACAGAAGGCCGATTCAATCCGCTTCCTGTTGACCAAGGGCTTGGCGGACTATCAGGGCATTGGCGAGGACGGCGGCAACGTCACGGTTAATCTCATTAACAGCCCAGATGCAGCGGTAGCAGCAGGCGCAGCAGGGGCCGCGCCGTTCGTGCCCGCAGGCCAGCCCGTGTTAAAGATTGTGGGGGGGGCATCCACGCAATCAATTGCGCAGAAGTCCGACGATGGTGAGGGCGCAAGCAATGGCTAATGTGACGCTCATGCCGTTGCATCCGGGGCAGCTTGAAGTCTATAAAGGGCTGAGCAAACGCACGGTATTGCGCATTGGCCGCCGCTTTGGGAAAACGGCCTTACTCGAAGTCATTGCAGAAAACGCCGCAGTGAAGGGTGAGCGTATAGGGTTTTTCTTTCCTGACCTCACGCGCGCACAGCCGGTGTATGCGTCCATTGTCAACACGCTCAAACCGGTTATCAAGTCGTCTAACAAGACTGATTTGATGATTGAACTGGTGACCGGTGGCAGCATCGAAATGTGGACCTTGCAGGATGAACACGCAGGCCGTAGCCGGTGGTATCACAAGGCACTGATTGATGAGGCGTCGCTAGTACCGGACCTCGAAAGCAAGTTCAATCTATCCATCGCACCGACCTTGCTAGACCGCAACGGCGATGCAATCATCGCAGGTACGCCGCTGGGTACTGACGAAGAAAGTTTTTTCTACCGCTGCTGCACGATCAAAGAGCCGTCCGCTAAATGGCCGGTGGTGTGGAAAGAATTCCATAAGCCTACTTCCTCGAATCCACTTCTCAATGCCGACGCAGTAGCGCTGTTAAAGACCCAGTACCCCCCGCTGGTGTATGCGCAGGAATACGAAGCGCTGTTCGTTAGTTGGTCTGGTGAGAGCTTGATTAAACTGCCTGATTTGCTGGTGGACGGGCATGGTGCACCGTGGCCGGACCACTGTGAAATGGTATTCGCGACCATCGATACGGCGGTAAAGGATGGTGCAGAACATGACGGTACAGCAGTCTGCTATTGGGCGATCAACAAATACGGAGTGGGTGCGCCGCTGACTGTGCTGGATTGGGAAATTACGCAAATCACGTCCGACCTACAGGTTACGTGGGTTCCTAGTGTTATTGCACGTTGCGAACAACTGGCGAAGCAGTGCAAGGCCAGATACGGCAGCATTGGTGTTTTCATCGAAGACCGGCAGTCAGGGCAAATGCTGCTGCAACATGGCGCACGCGTAGGCTGGCTTAGTACGGGAATCCCCGCAGAATTAACGCAGATCGGCAAGAGCGGGCGCGCATCGCTGGCAAGTGGCCCGTGCTTTCAGCAGCGCGTGAAGTTAAGTCAATACGCGTTCGATAAGACGATGGAGTACAAGGCCATTAGCCGAAATCACTTGGTCTCGCAGGTTACGAGTTTCAGCTTGGGCGATAAGCAGGCATACAAGCGCAGTGACGACTTAGCCGACGTATTTTTCTACGGTGTACTAGTGGCTCTAGAAGGGGAAGAACCACTACTTTCTTAACCAGTTTTTTTAGGAGTACGACATGAGCACGAACAGCAACACCGAAGCAATGCCCAGCGGCAACGCCAGTCCGTCCGACAGCAAGCCCAGTAACGACAAGGTTAAGGCTGATAGCGGTGGTGTGCGTGATCGTGGCAGTAAGTCTCTGGTGAAAAACCTGCCTGTTGGCCCGCAGCGGCCTGCCAATAAGTAGAAGGGGTAGAGCCGTGAAGACCGTGAATGAATGGCTAACCGAACTAGAAACCTCAGTAACAGGGGCAGCGCCAGAGCGCGGGCATGCATTCCTGATATCGGGAGTCACGAGAATCGAAGTAGAACAACTGCACGGCAAAACCCGATGGTTGGTTAACAATCGTCTAGCAGACCGGGAATGTGCTGGCAGGGCGCTGGTGCACGCGCGGGCATTCAAAGACCGAGTTTTCACCGATTACAAGCCGGGTAAGGGGTGACCTGATATGCCCTACATAAAGCCAGACGTACGCGCACGCACGCGCGTGGCCCAGCCAGAGCAACAGCCGTTGCTATCGGTAGTTTCGTGGTTGACGACCAGCCCGCCCGTGGTGGACGCCAGTAAGTACCGATCATGGACACCTAACCTTGACCAGCCCCCGAAGAAAGTTAGGCCACCCAAGAAGCTGACCACGCAGAAAGAGGCAGTGCGGCGAATGCTGGCAGAAGGGCATTCCGTGAAGCATGTAGCTACGGCACTTCATATGACTGCCAACGCTGTGAGCACCGTAAAATTCCAGCTAAAGCGCGCGGGGTTACTGGTGGCCGTGCCGGTGGCCTTGCCAGTGGTGGCCGCGCCGGTCGAATGTCCGGTACTTCCCCAGGTAGATCATGTGACAGCGCCCGCGCCCGTATGTCTACCAGCTTCACCGGAGCCACCCCGCACGTACGTTATCGATTGGGCCGCTCGTTTGGCTCATATGGAATTCGATGGCGAGCCGGGAAAGGGTAAGCCCAAGCGCATGAGCCGCAAGAGCAGCAGTACCGCAGACTTCAGGAACGTCTACCCATGGCCGGGTCTGCTTGCCCCCACGAACATCAACGCCCACGCATCGCAGAGCCACGCAATCAATTGCGCACAAGCGCTTGGCGCAGCACCCGCACGTGGCCCGCAACCGCCATATGTAGAAAGCATCAAAAACCCCTTCAAAACAGGCCAAAAGGGCAAATTTTTTGCGGGCAGCGAAGCTGTAGATATTGAACAAGAATGGAGAGCAGCATGTACACAGTAGATGAAATCAAATACATGGCGACCATCAACACCATACAAAGCGCAGCAGCTAACCCGATACCGGGATTCAGGGTAGATATAAACGGATGGACAATCATGTGTCTGTACATCAGAAGCCCAGTAGATAGCGCGTATGACCGGTATGACCGGTATGTGCGTCAGTGCGTGAGTGAGAGCGAGGTACAGCGCGTACTAGACTATGCAGCTACACCGGCAGTAGACCCCGGCAATACGCAATCAATTGCGCGGTTATAGGCCCTTAAAAGCCCTGTAAATAGGTCAAAACTCAATTTTTTTGGCGGGCGGCCGAAGGCCGGAAAAGGGTTTTGATTTATTGCCGTATAAACGTATTAAGGAGAGTTAAGCACATGCAAGAGCGTACAAACAGATACGTAGTGCAAACACCATAAGGACTACAGCAGGAAATCCACCTGTGTACTTTCATGAGCGATTAATGCCCTGTAGATAGCATCAGCACCTGACGCATTCTGTAGTGCGTGTACGTCCATCAACTTCATTCGACTGCCAAACCCCGGATTACACAGCACCCCACGTGCGTGCGCTCGAAGAAATTTTCAGCCCAGCCCCACAACAGCCGTTGCAGGCCCGTACAACACTTGTTGCGGACTTTGCGCGCGCTCGTTTTTCTGCCCGTGGTGGAACGCTGGTGGAATTTTAGGCCACACAGCACACGTGCACCCGCGCATCCCCAGCAGGTAAGGGCGTACACGCGACATGTTCATTACACAGGACAAC